CCTGTGTGTCTTCGAAGACGCCCATCCGGTAGGGCCCAACAGCCTCATTCACCCGGGTGGCGCCGAGAATGAGGACGCGATACTGCTGTTGGTGCTCCCAATCGAAGTCGTGTGTCCGCACGAATTCGCTTTCGTCAAGAATCACCAAGTTCAGAACCCGTTGCCGCAACTCCTCCCGTTCGCCATCATCCCAGTTGATGATCGATTCGGCTCGATAAGTGGCCACGTGCGGTAGGACACCTGCCGGAGCACCGTTCCGCACGTCCGCCATAATGCCGACTCGGCCAGTAGTGAGCTGCTCCTCGTTGATACGCCGTAGCAGCATCTCTAAGGATTCGCCCCGGACAGTAGAGTTCTCGCGGAGTGGCTCAAGTCGGGCGGGTAGTTCAATAGTGGGCGGCTTGTGGTGCATCACACCGATCATTGATTGGATGGCTTGTGACACAAAGCTCGGAAAACGTGCACGAGTCTTATAGGCATTGAATGCCTGGCGTCCACGCTGACCAGTATCCATACCATCAAGGATCATACCGGCAGTTGGGGGAAGATACCTGGTGCCGCCATCCTTGATGGTACGCTCCCCACGATACGTATCACGCATCGTGATCCAGTCGTCAATGTGTTGGGTGTATAGCGGATGCCGAGACGTAATACCCATGCGCGATTATAGCCCCACTACCCGACCTCCACGAACCCTTGTGCCAGACGCCATTACACGGTATCGCGTTTCATCTTGAATATGATCCTCAGCCGTAGTATCGACGTCGTCCGGAATCCGTTCTGAACGTGGCGTGACTGGGAACAGCCTCCGGAAATCCTTGCACCCAGAACAAACGAACAACCCCGGCTTCTCTCGCATCGCCTCGCCGGGCGGCTTACGAGACTGCCGCAAATACAATCGCACAGCCTCCCAGCCAGGCTGCCTCGCATTCTTGGCGCGGATCCAACTCACGCCATTCTTTGACATCATGGCCGCGATGCTTGGGCTACCATCCGAAGTCCAGATGGCAGGGTCTGCTGGTCCCGGCTTGACGCGATCATGGATGCCCCATAACTTCTCTCGATCCACGATGCCTTGTGCGATGTCAGCCGGGCTCATGCGAATGCCTTCATTGGGCTGACCAGAAGTGCCATACCACTCCGCAAATCGAAACAGGTCACCACGGACGGTATGGAACTGTCGTCCGTCGCTCATCACAAGTGGCGTACCATCCGACTCAGCCCACCAGCCTACGCTAAAGGGTGCCGAGCTACCCCAGTCGAACGATCGATCAATACGCCACGTCCTTGGAATCTGGAAGTCGGGGACCACGTGGACTGATTGATCCCACAAGTCATCGAACATCCCCCCCGCTACGATATCCCAGCTACCATGCAACCACGCATCAAGCTCCGCTGGGCTGCGAGCAGCACTGCGTAGCCGGTCTTTGTAATCTGGGTCAGCGGTCAAGAGGATTCGATTCTCATCCAAGTGCCCATGAATGGCGATGCGTTCGGGCTCGCCTGCTTCTTGTACAAGATCCCCCTCGATCCGCCCAGGGGGGGTGGGCAGGTGGTACCGCCGCTTGACCCAGTTGTGGCCCGGACCATACGGGTTCGTTGTGGCTCGAATCTTGCGAGGCATGTCTGCCATTGTGGATCGGCAGCAAGAGATCATCTTGAGGAAGAACCGTGGGTCAGGCCAGGTGGTGAGTTCCTCGAAGCCAATCCACGAGAACGCATGGCCATGGTATTGCCAGTAGTCAGCTTCTTTAGCGCCATACGCCAGCCGCAACGACTCGCCGGTTGGCCATGTCCACACATGACTGGAGCGATTGTACTTGGCTCCCGGGAACAGCAGCGGGAACCACTTCTGCGTCTTCGCGATGACGTCGCTCAGCTGTGGGTAGGTCTGGCGGAACAGGATCCCTCGCCATTCCGCTCCCCATCCCGACCATCGCTCCCCAGCAGCTGTCTTGACTTCTGGCCCGCAGTGCTGGGCGAAGTCCATGAGTAGGCAGTCAGTCTTGCCCGGGCCGCGTGTGCCCTCGTAGAGGGCCTCACACGCCCTGCAAGCAAGAAATCGTTCTTGGCTACCTGGCTGTGGTGCCCAGGTGGCAGGGGATGCGGTGCCGTCATCTCGGACGAGGAATGGCTGAACGCCAGATTCTGTCTCACGCCATTCAAGACTCGCCACTGAGGTACCTACGCAACTTCGGTGATCTAACAAGTGCCTCTGTCATGCCCATCGAGAGGACGCTGATAATCCTCTCCTCGTCGTCACCCTCTCGAAGGCAACCAATGTCCCATACAGCGTGCATGATCTCATGAATCAGCGTCGCCCGCTCATCCACGGGATTCGGACCAACCACCATCTTGATGTGCCGCCGCTCGCTGCTGTATGCACCGTGGTATGTGCTGAACTGTTCGTCACGCTCCGACCAATCGATATTGATCGTGACCCCGCCAAGAGCGATGGAATCCGGGCGATCAGCCATTTCGTTGACCCCTTCTGAGCTGCGCCACATTCTCCGCGTAGCCCACAATATCCAACCAACCATCATCGTGAGTCCCTTCCGCCAATCGGCTTGCCTTCTGGAGCACGTTGATCATACACACATCCTCAGGGCTGAGCGCGACGTCAACTCCGAGTCGGTTGGAAAGCCACAACGACAGCAGATCAGCGGTCAGCTGGTGATTCTTCTCGGGTGGAGCGTAATCCTTCTGTCTCTGCGTCATGGTTTCCCTGATGCGATCGACGAACGATTCACTCATCGGTCTTGCCTCGCTTACGCATCCATTCTTCCTTGGTGTCGGCGGGAGCAGGGATCAGCAGCACGCCCCCGTGATGAACCACGTCAGTCACTGACTTGTCATGATAGGACGAATCGTGCTTCTTGAGTTGCAATTCCAGCATTCGATCGGAATACCGCCGCACAGTACCCACCTGCTGGCCCTGATACCAAACCGGCTCCTCCCAGCCTTCCACTCCGCGACGGTGTACCGCGCAGACAACGCGCTGACGATAGAGATCGAGTGCTTCCTGCCACAAATCCTCAAGTGCGGGCAGCTCACGTCGGAGGTACAGCACCCTACGGATCCGAAGCCCGTAAGCCCGGGCAGCGGTCTCCGCGACGCCGGTACGGGTGATCTCGTTGAGCATGTGGGTGATCATCTCGGGCGTATACATCACAGGCTGATTGTGGCCCTTCAGCTTGGACGTATCGCCATCGGATTTCTCCCGTCGCTGCTGCATGACGGGTTCCATCACCGCTTCGACTTCCTCGACTGTGAACGGGTTTTCTACGTCTCGTTGCATTACCCCTGATAATAGCCCAGGGAGGGGTGGGTGCGGTTGGAAGTCTTGGGAGTCAGCTGGGAGTCAGCTGGGAGTCGCGCAAATCGGCCCTCACGTGCCCGTCAAGGGGGTTTTTGTGCGCCTGACTCCCAAGACTCCTCTCTTTTTTATAGTTAAAAAGAAAATATAGTATGATAGCACTCACCTCTGCTGGGCTGCGACCCAACAAAAGTTGGGAGTCAGCGGAGTCAGCGGAGTCAGCCCCCAAAAATCCGCGTTTCAAGCCTGTGAGGGCCGATTTGCGCGACTCCCAGCTGACTTCCAACTGACTCCCAACTCCCTTGGGCCTTTGTGGCGATGTTTTGATCAAAGACTTTGTAGAAACATTTTGACCAAAGACTTTGCAGAAAGCGCATGGAGAAACCCCCGCCCACCGGGCGAGGGGGGAGCGTCACCAACAATCCTCAGGCCTCGTCGATCTTCTTCGCTCGGGCGTCGTCGCCCAGAGATGTTCGCAGCTGAGCCAGCGCAGCCTCGGCTTCAGGCTGGCCGGCAATCGTTCGTTTAAGGATGCTCAGTGCCTCCCGAGTATCATCCCTCTCCTGGGCAACACCATCCCGTTCCCGCTCGATCCGGGATCTTAGCCATTCAGCCCCGCAATACCCCACAACTCCCAGGATTGCGAGGACAATGGACGCGATTGACCATGGAACTGTCTCGATTGTGACGCCAAGTGCGATTGCCCCAACGCTGAATCCGCCGATAATGGCTGCTCCTCTGAATCGTCTGAGTGGGTAGGCCAAGAAGGCTGCCCCAAGCACCAAGATTCCTCCGATAATGAACAGCGGGTTCGGCATGGACGCTGTTACGTCCGTCGAGCTGCCCGATCCCAACGCGCTACCACCGCCTGGCAATCTCAGTTCAGGGGCCGCCACATCCATCGCTGCATCCGCATCTCGCGATCTGAGTCCAGGACCGATGGCAGATCCTGAGTGGTCCGACATCCTCGTTCCCTCATCCCATGTTTGTTTGGTTTCGATTCGTACTTCATGAGCATCTTCCAGCAACGAGTCGATGGAAGGCGGTTGTAGCAACAGGCTACCGATCAGCATCGTCGTCAGCATCGTTCTTCTCCCTTCTGATGATTGTGATGGTCGTCTTCAGTGTTCTCTTTGGGCGCTGCTCCATCTCTCTCGCCTCCAGGCTCGTGGACGATGGCTCAATCTTCGTCGTGCTGGCACAGCCTGCAAATACAAAACAGCACCCAACCGCAATCAGAATCTTCTTCATGATCAGTCCTCCTCGGCCATTCGCGCCAGCACATCGCCATGACACGGTTGTGGTTTACACCAACACGCCAGCCGCTTGCCTCTAAGCATCTTGATGTTCTCCAGCATCCACTTGCGGCGTTCCTCAGTTGCGTCTTCACACCCCATCGCATCTCCGGT